ATGCCGCTCGGGCCACTGGCGACATCCGCTACCTCTACCTCGAACTCAACAAGATGCTCAAGCGTCTCTGGGACGTCACGGTTACTGCCGACCGCCCTGCACGTGTCCGTATGGATTCCCACGAGTTCATCGCTGATGGCGAGACCGTCAGCCGAAACTACATCACCGAGGTTGATCTCTCCTACGCCACGGCTACAATCGAGGTAGAATAGCTTCTCCTACTGCCCGTTAAACTTTGACGCCCACCATGGAAGATAAAAGTCCAACTGAACTTGCTAGTGACCGCACGGCTCTGGGTAATGCCCAGTTGTTGTTGTTGCGTCAACAGAAGCAACAGTTGTTGGCTAAGCTTCAGCACAAGAAGGCTAATGGGATTCTCTACTATGAGCCCACAAAGAAGCAGCACAGCTTTTTCAGTGCTGGTGGTAGCAAGCGAAGGTATGTTCGGACTGGTAATCGTTGGGGCAAGAGCACGACCGGGACGGCAGAGGACATTTCGTGGGCTAGGGGTGAGCGAGTGTTCTATCCAGTGGGTGATCCTCGCAGGACTTTGGGGCTTCCGCGCAGACCGGTGAAAGGCGTGTTGCTCGTTCAGGACTGGGATAAAGCAGATGAAATCTTCACGAACCAGACCGAGGGCGGCGGTATCGGGAAGTTCTTCAAGCTGCTGCCGACTGAGTGGTTTGCTGGCGTGGAGAAGAACAACACCGGTGAGATCTGTAAGATTCTGATCAAGAGCATTCACGGTGGGATCTCGATGATTTTTATTGACACGGTTAAGTCGTTCCTGTCTAATCCGGCTGGTCATGAGTCGAGTGATTGGGACTTTATCCACGTGGATGAACCGATTCCAGAAGCCATGTGGGAAGCTTATTCTCGTGGTCTGATTGACCGTGGGGGTTCTGCTTGGTTCCTCTGCACGCCGATCACGGAAATGTGGATTAATGACTACTTCTTCCCAGATGGTCAGCTTCGGTCACAGTATGACGATGGATTGACGATTGCGAAGGAGAGTAAGTGGCTGATCACCGGGTCGACGTATGACAACACGCACTTGTCGGAGGAGGCTATTGAACAGTTCAAGGCAGATATTCCGAAAGAGCACTGGGATGCTCGAATTGGTGGTAAACCAAGGGCGCTGAGTGGAACGATCTACACACAATTCGACCCAGATATTCATTGTTACGAGGGCGTGCCGTTCGGGTGGAAAGACCACTATACTCCGCCAATGAACTACACGATCCGTGTGGCCATTGACCCTCATGGGATGGCGACACCACACGCTGTTACTTTTTGTGCAACGAGCCCACACGGGACAACCTACTTTTACCGTGAGATCTTCGAGAGTGTGTTGACGAAGATTTTGGCACAGGACATTCTGGCAGTTATTCGCGGACGCCGGCCTCAAGTTATTCTTTGCGACCCTCATGCTTTTGTTGAACACCCTAACGACGGACGTCGAATGGTGGATGACTTTGAGTTGGAAGGGCTGAATGTGGAGGAGGCTGACAAAGACTTGGCTCGCGGGATTCTGAACGTGCAGGCGAAGTTGTCAGAACGGGATCGACACGGTCGTCCGGTTGTGATGTTCTCGCCTAGCCTGGCCCAGCACATGCGAGAGTTTGATCGTTATGTGTTTGACCCGAAGACTGGCAGGCCTTCTGTGAAAGCTCCTGACCACATGATGGAGAATCTTTATCGGTTGGTTAACTACGGGTTGACCTACATTGAACCGGCAGCAATGGGAAGCACACCGAGAGTCTTGTTGCCGAGGTTGGACAGGTTAGACATGCGTGGTGCTTTCAGGGACCTGCAGGGTTCTCGCCGCAAGGTTACATATCTCACAGACCCACAACGTTACAAACCATCTTATGGAAGAAGCAATTAAAAAACTTTTGGAAGAGGCTACGATGCCTCCGAACATCCAAAAGCTGTTCGACAAACTTCAAGACAACATCTCTCGTTCTCGTGGGATCATGGGTAAGGAGTATCCACGATGGAAGCGTAACCTGCAGGTTTACAAAGGTGAGATGCCAAGGAACGAGAATGACTTGGAGGCTGCCGAGGAGGATGAGCCAGAACGGTTTGTCGTGCCACTGACATTTGCGCAGGTCCAGACTTGTGTGGCCTTCTGGTTTTTGCTAATGACTCAGAGCAAGAAGTTCTACGAGTTTGAGCAGAACGGCGACGAAGACAAGGACGTTCGGGACTTGGCTGAGCAGTTGCTGCAAGGTGAGCTGGCCGACAACCAGTGGCTTGGGAAGTTCTATCAGTCTCTGCTAGACGCTGCCAGGCTGGGGATTACAGTGACGAAAGAGACGTGGACAAGAGAGATGCTGTGGCTTCCGGGTGGTGAAGATACCATCCAGAATGTGAACGGCACGAACATGTTCGACATCTTGACGAATGGAGAACGTGAGGTGGTAGCCAGCGAAGGCAACACCATCAACAACATCTCTCCATTCAAGTTCTTCCCTGATCCTTCACTGCCACTGGTTCGGTGGAAGGAGGGTACTTGGGTGGCGGATGAAGAAGAATACACGATCAGTTATATCCGTGAGCTTGAACGTAAAGGGCTTCTGGCTGGCACCAAGCACATCACACGGATGACAAGCGATGCCTGGAACAAACGTGCGAAGACAAGTTCGCTCGAGATGCTCTGGGACGAGCAGGCCAACAAGCGGAGCACCAGTGACGATGATGACCATGTGGTGGTGATCGCTGAGCATTACATCCGGCTGAACCCTTCCAAGTATGATATCGGATCACAGGATTATGATGTGCTGTATCTAGTTCGTGTGGCGAATGACCAGCGGATTGTCTCGATTGAGCGTTACGGCTACGTGCACAACCAGTTCCCTCACAACGTGGGGCTGGTCAGTCCGGACACTTGTGTGAACCTGAGTGCGTCCCTGTGCGACACCATTCATGCCATTCAGGAAGTCGTGACGTATCTGGTGAATTCCCGCGTGATGGGCGTGCGGAAGGCTCTCGGTCGTAACATGATTGTTGACCCGACCGTGATTGATGTGGCTTCCTTGGCCAATAACAACGACATCATCACGACCTTGCAGGGTGCTCCGAAGAATGGGATCGAGAAGTATGCCCACCAGTTACAGTTCCGGGACACCACGGCGTCGAATTTGTCGGACGCCGCAGAAATGCAGAGGATTCTACAGATGGTCACGGGTGTGAACGACAATGCTATGGGCCAGGTTTCTGCTGGTCGTCGAAGCGCGACAGAGAACCGGGCGGCCAATGGCGGTGCAGCTTCGAAGATGCGGATGACCGGGATGCTTTTGTGGGATTCCTGCTATGCTCCACAAGGCAAGAAACAACTCTGCAATCTTCGGTATGGTCTGTCGTTTGAGATGTTCCAAAAGTATGTCGGTAACCGTCCGAACATTGAGGAACTTTATGAGAAGTTCGTTCCGTCTGACATTGCTCAGCTTGTCGGTTCACGTGACGTCTTCATGTTTGAGTCTACTATGCCGAGTGAGAAGGGCTTCCTTGCTCAGTCTATGCAGGAGCTTCTGATCGCAATTATTTCCAACCCCAACATCGCACCACAATATGACGTCGACCAACTTATGGAAGAGATTTATTCTCTTCGTGGCATCCAAACTCGCCGGTTCAGAATGCCGCCTCAAGGAGCAGGAGTTCTGCCTGGACTTATCGGAGGCCAAGCTCAAGGACCTGCAGGCGCTCCGACAGTGCCTCCTACCGGGGTCGGTGCTTCACCAGTGGTTTGAGCAAGAGCACAAAAAGCACAGGCAGATGGCTGAGGATGTAATGTTGACACCGGTCGACAACCTTGGTAGTTTCCTTGATCGGGAACAAGTCCTTGGCACACTTTCCCAGATGAGACTTACAAAAGAGCTTTTCGGTCGGCTCGATCAACAAATTCAGACTGAGCTTAGACGTAGAGAACAATCCCAACAACCCAACAGATAATGAAACTATTCCCACGATATGGGTTCCGCGAACCCGCTGACGACACGGTCAATGACCTATGGCAAGATGACAATGCAAATCTGCCAGACAATGATGGTGCTGCACTGGAAGTGGAC